ATAAGGTTTTTGATTTGTAACTTTCCAGAAGTAGAAAGTCACATGGCAAAACAAAATTATAAAGTTTTAGTCGGCGATTTTGAAATTGATGAAAAGGAATTACATTATCCAAGCGGCCACGAAGATATTCATATCGTGCCGATTGTAGCGGGTTCAGGTGGTAATTTCGGTAAAATTTTAGGCGGTGCAGCTTTGATTGGTTTGTCTTTTGTTTCTTTTGGTGGCTCAACTTTATTTGCAGGCGGAAGCGGTGCGGGTTTGCTTGGTGGTGGTGGTCTAATTGGTACAACTGGTTTATATGCAGCGGGGGCTTATGGTTCGGCGGCGCTTGGCCTTATGGGTGCGGGTTTGATGTTATCAGGTGTTTCTGGCATGATGACACCGCAACCAAAATCGCAAGATTTTTCTAGCCCTGAAGACCCGCGTTTATCTTTTAATTTTTCTGGAACACAAAATACAAGTCGAGCCGGAACGCCGATTAATATTGTTTTCGGGGAGGTTTTTGTCGGAAGTATAGTCGTCAGTGCGGGCGTTGACACAGAACAAGTAAGAGCATGACCGATAAGAAAGTAATTAGAGGAGCAGGCGGCAGGCCATCGCCCCCATCGCCCCCACAACCGACGAGAGTTCCCGACACGTTACACAGTAGGCAATTTGCATCATTTACGGACGTTCTGGGCGAAGGCGAGCAAGAGGGAAGCGCAACAGCAAGCAAACTTGGGTTAACAAAAGGAACAACAGCGTATAACAATGCTTTTCTTTCCGATGTCTTTTTAAACGATACGCCAGTTTTACAATCAACAGCAAATTTTTCAAGTCCTGTTACCACAGATTTTAATTTTCAAAATGTTGGTTTTACACCGCGATTCGGAACAGCAAATCAGACACACATTCCCGGGATTGAAGAAAGTCAATCTGTAACAAGTGTCGGCGTTACTGTTACAACTTCTGCGCCAGTTACAAGACAAATTACAAATACAGATGTTGACGCTGTAAAAGTTTCTGTTACTTTTCCGCAGATACAAAAAGCAACAGATCAAGGCGATTTGCTTGGTTCTTCTGTAAATTTACAAGTACAACTACAATATAACGGCGGCGGTTTTTCTGTTCTTGTTGATGATACGATTACAGGTCGTTCCGCTGACGCATATCAAAAAGATTATCGAATAACATTAACAGGCGCTTTTCCTGTTGATATTCGTGTTGTTCGCGTAACCGCTGACAGTACAAGTTCAAGCCTTATAGATGCCTTTCAATGGACAAGTTTTTCAGAAATTATTGACGATAAACAAACATATCCAAATACAGCCTTTGTTAATTTAAGAATAGACAGCGAACAGTTCAGTTCAATTCCCCGCCGTAAATATCGTATAAGGGGTTGCAAGATAAGGATTCCCGGTGCGGGTGCAAATGGTTCTGGAACGCCAACTGTTGACCTTCAAACAGGCCGTATTGTCTACCCGACAGGATACGTCTTTAACGGCACAATGGGCGCTGCAACCTATTGTAATTGTCCAAGCATGGTATTACTGGCATTGCTTACAGATACGCGCTTTGGTTTTGGAGATCATATAACAGATTCTTCTTTAGATTTATATTCTTTTGTTACCGCTTCAAAATTTGCAAATACTCTTGTTGATGATGGCCTTGGCGGACAGGAGGCTCGCTTCTCATGTAACGTAAATATTCAAAATTCTAATTCCGCATTTGATTTGATAAATGAATTATCAGGAGTAATGCGGGCGATTCCTATTTGGTCGCAGGGTTCGATTCAATTGGCTCAAGATAGCCCCAAAGATAGTTCATACCTGTTCAGCCTTGCAAACGTAAATGAAGGCGGTTTCAGCTATTCAGGAAGTTCTTTAAAGACAAGACACAGCGTTGTTTCTGTTTCTTATTAC